TTTCTTAAATTATCCGCGGTCGTTTCGTCTAATATGCAGTCCGCATCAAGCTCTAACGTCAACGTATCATTGTATCCAGCTACCCCGGTAGCGTTAGAGGTTGTATCCGTGCTTGTTGTCGTTTCCATCATTTTATCCCTTGCGTAATCCATCGCATAATTTATAATTATCTTGTTCCTAACATTATTTAAGGGCGTGCGGCTAATGCTCTTTAGGTTGATTTCATGGAAATTAACAGTTGCATCTGCCACCCATGTATCACCGGGTAATTTTAATGTTCTAATTTTGAACTTTCCCGAGCCAGAAAACCAAACGAAACTCATACATTGACGGCACATCTTTGTAATTAAGTCCTTGCTGTTAATAAACTTATACTGAGAAAAGGCGAACAATACAGTGGCAACGGTGCTATTAAATAAGTAGGCGATGTCCCCTCTTCTCGTTCCGTCGGTAGCGTCATAGGCTCCCGTCTGATTGGCCCCAGCCATGTCAAAAGACTCAATATCAATATCTAAACCCGCTGTACCTGAATCTAAACTTAATTCTGTTCTTAAAATATCCTCGATCATATATATAGGATTCTCGATCAAGGCACCTTCCGCATAATTAGGGTCAGGTGCATCTCCATTATGACTAGTTCTATTGTTGGTTCCACCATCAATATCATCAATCCAAGCCCCGTATTTCCGACCTTTTCCGCTTACATAAACATAATCAGCAACGTCCGGGGTCGTCACCGTGGTAGTTCTGGCAACTTTTCTTTTAATATTAACGCCTTCGGCGCCTTTTCTGTCCCTGTATTCAATGTTTGATTGTGTTTCGCCTGTTAAAACTTCATAATAATCGGTCACTTGTTTTTCAAAAACCTGTGAGGGGGTGAATTTTATCTCGAGTCCTACTTGATATATTTCAAGAGTATGGGTTTCTGTTGCGGTATTTAGTTCTAATTGAACCCTCTCTTCAAGATTCCATTCCTCTTTTTCTGCGGTTGTCCATCCATCAGATAAATCAACAGATTGGCTTCCAGCTCCCGTACCCCATGTTAAATTTTCAACATTGCCTAAAGAAACAGAATTAATGGCAACCCGGAACGAACTTACGTTTTCACTCCCTGAGTCTGGATCAAAGTCTTTGTATAAAATAGTAAAATTAATACTGGATATAGTTCCCAAATTAGGAACTTTTGGAACTCTCCAATAGCCATCTACTGTATAGCCTTTTCCAGCTCCTCCCAATACTCCGTAAGTTGTTACATCGCCATCAGAAGTATTCCCGAAATTAGTAACGTCGCCCGTAGATGAATCAGCCGCTAGTGGTACAAATACCCTCCAATCTACTCCGCTAAATTCAACTCTGGCGGGAGTCGTAACATCTACATTAGTATGGACGCATTGAATATAAAATCCCTCTTTATACATAAATACATTTTCGATGGTTAGATTCGACACGGTGGCGGAATCCGCGAGAGCATAGACTTCAGCAGAAGCTGAATTCCATTTATCACTTATTATTGCAGGGAATTTCCCCTTTACAAAATGTTTGTCATAATTACCAGAAGCCCCAGAATCATTTGCAATCGTTTCAACGGAACAATCACCATAGAAGATCGGAATCGGTTTGTCAATGTTTCCTTTTGGCGCATTCGCATAAGTCGCGACATCGACTACATTTTTAGGAACTTGGTTGTGGTAAGAAGTGCTATTATCAAGCAAATTAAATTTAATGGTTTTATAATCGTAGTTAATGTTACCTGAAATGACCCCCTTGCCTATCATCCTTGCCGCGGTATCAAAAGTAGAAAGACCGTTAGTGTTTTGAAAAAGCTCCCACTTTCTATTGGCGAAGTTATTTGCTGATAATAGGTCGGAGAACCGACCTCCTTGGATACTGTTTTCAGCGTTAATTAATGTGACCGACATATTACCAACCGATGTAGTAAAATTAAAGAAATCAAGCGATTGCTGATAATCTCCCCATGAAGAAACAAGGCCATGATAAACATCGGCACTATCTACACGGTACGAATCGCTCACGCCTATAAAATTAGACGCTGTTGCATCATTGTTATAATATAGTTTGAGAACCCAAAATGTAACTGAATGGGCGTTTTTTAGACTGCTGGCTAATCCTGTATCAAAACTAAGCATTAAGCTCCCATAGAATCCGCCTTATTCAAAGCAGGAACCAATGTATTACGGATATAATCATCCTGAATAATGCCGCCGGAGATATTAACGGTTATTCCGCCGCCTTGTGGGCCGTTTATGTTGGGAGCTTCGAGCGGAGTGACGGCGACGTGTTCTCTTTTATTACCTTCACCCGTCATAAACATAGTCGGGCGGTCAACCACGCCTTCAAACCCTGTCGCCGCACTTTCTATCATTTTTACATTTGCAAGGCCAGCCCCTATTGCGGCCGCCGCCGCGGCTATTGCTAAAGCAGGGCCAATAACAGGGATTCCAGCCATAGCCTTATAAGCCGCATTAGCTGACGCATAAGCATCGACTAACGCCTGTACTTGGGCAAATCGCTTTGCGGTTTTTTGCCCGACCATCCCGGCATCAGCCATAGTCTTCATACTGTCAGCGAAGCTACTGGCTACAGTTTGAGCCGTCTTAATATGTAGTTTGGCGCGTAAAGCAGTTTCCATTTCAGTTAATTTTGTTTTATCTTTTTCTACTTCACCATATCGTTCCATTGCCGCCGTAATTTCGGCATCTTCAAGCGCATAAGTACCCTTAACGGCCTCTATATAGCGTTGATTATATTCTGTTTGTATAGCGGCCCTTTGTTGTGCAGACAGCTTAGTCGCTTCTTCCAGCGCTACCTGTGCCTCTGCCTCTTTTAATATTTCCTTTGTAACTTCTGCGACACCCTCTTTCATAGCCATATCTACGGCTATCTGGAGAATTTTAGCATCTCTTGCTATTAATAGCTTTTCCTTATGACTCGCTAACGCCAGATTGTATTTCTCCAACGGGTCTATGTCTAATCCGCCAAGAGGTTCGATTTCATCTGGTGATACTGTAATAAGGGTTTTCGCGAGATTTTTAGCTTCGTCGTTTAGTTTTACAATCTCATCTTTAAGTTTCTCTTGGGATTCTCTATTGGCGTTTAACCTGTCTTCCGAGTTTATTAACTCTTGATTAAGAGCGTGTACAGCCGTACCGGATAGCGCTTGCGTATCAGCATAATTGTGAGCTGTCGCCATTTGATCTTGTTGAAGGGATGCAACCGTACTATGCGAGGCACTTAATTTTTCATTTTTTTTCTTCAAGGCTTCAGCCGCTTCTGCCTGCTTGACCATCGCCTCTTTCAATCTACCCTGTGCGTCCGCGACTTCTAATATAGAGGCTTCTTCTTCGCGCTTGAGTCTTAATATACTGGCAAGTCCCTTGGCTATTTCCTCTTCATTTACAGCTAATGCTATTTTTTGCAACATAACATCGACGATCGCCTTTTGTGCGGTTTCTATGTCTTCAAGACTGCTTTTTTCTGTCAATAAATTTGGTAGATACTTTCCATATTCTGTATTTAAAGTAACAATCGCATCGCCCCGTATTTCCTCTGATGCCCCCAAGTCCTTAACTATAGTAAGTAAATCTCTGGACGCGCTTAAATCAGCCTTCATTTTCTCGCCTATTGGCACCTCCATCCAGCTATTGAGCGCCGTAACAAGGCTTGTAACCGAATCAACGGCTCCGCGTAAAGGCAAAGAAAAACTCTCAAATAAGGTTACGGCAAACCCCTCCATTGCACTGTTTAAAAGCGTCATGCTTCCAGCAAGATTATCAAGTTGGACGTCGGCCATTCTTTGAGCGGCCCCGCTAGCGTTTTCGAGCGCGCCAGCTAATTCTTCGACCGTGTCTGTTCCTTCGAGTAAAATATTAAAAGCTGAAATAGCCCTTTGACCGACCAAGTCCTTCGCCTCGGCTACCCCGATGCCTTTTTCTCTTAATATTTCAAAAGCCTTAACCATATCTTCAGACGTTTTTACGCTGAAGCCAATTTTTTTAGTCAGTTTAGAATTTTCATTACCAAGCTCAAGCAGTATTTTTCTAAGTGAAGTCCCGGCCATTGATCCGCTAATACCAGCATTTGCCAAAGCGCCTAACATTGCTGTCGTACCTTCTACTGAAATCCCGACTTGTTTCGCGATAGGCGCTACATACTGCATAGAATTAGTAAATTTTTCCATATCCAGCGCAGAAGATGAAAATGAAAGCGCCATTGTGTCCGTTACACGGGACGTTTCGCTAACATCAAGGCCAAAAGC